AACCCTGACCCTCCCCCGCCCGGCCTTAACCCGGAAGCCCTGATTGCCATTCACAAGCTGGCCGCAAAAGAAGCCCTGATCATGTATGCACAGAAGCATGATGATTTCAGTGACCTTTTGGCTGAAGCGGCCTTTGATAACCTGTTTGACACCATCCTTACGGATGATCTGTTCAAGCCGGTTGAGGGGTTCACACCTACTGACGAGGAACGGGCCAAAATGGAGGAAGCAGAGAAAACCGCTAAAGCACTTTCCGGCCTGTTCGACATTCTGAAGAACATCTAAAATTACATTTAGGAGGAAATTTATTATGGCTATCGACTTTGACAAGATTGATCGTACCGTTGATCTGAAGGGCCTTCAGGCCGATGTGGAGGATGCCAAGAAGAATGGCGGCGGGGACTTCCCCACCATTCCCGCTGGCAAGTATGAAGCCCGTGTGGAGAGCATGGAAATCAAAGGAACCAAGGCAGACCCCAACCGCCCCATGTTGGCTGTGTCCTTCAAGATTCTGTCCGGTGAGTACAAGAACCAGCGCCTTTTCATGAACCGTGTTCTGTACGGCACCAAGAATGACAAGAACATGATCGCTTCCGCTATGGGCTTCTTGGAAAAGTTGGATTCCGGGGTTCCCATCAGCTTCCCCAGTTACAAGCAGTTTGCCCAACTTGTCCTTGATGTAGCGGAAGCCATTAACGGGAAGCTGGAATATGCGGTGGATTACGATGATACCCGCTTCAATTCCATCAGCATTGATGAAGTCTTTGAAGTTGAGGATTGAAAACCGGTGTGCACTTTTTTATAATCAAATTGAGCACTATATGTACTCATATTGACTTTTTTGAACCTTAATTTTCAAAAACGCCGGGGCAAGCGCCCCGGTTGGCCCCAAGGTGAAGCCTTCCCGTGGCGGGGCTGTTTTCACTGATTCACCGAAAATTCCTTCAGAAAGTGGGTGACACGATGATCTTCTATGACTTTGAGGTTTTCGCTTATGATTGGCTGGTTGTCCTGATTGACTTGAACGCCAAACAGGAAACCGTGATCATCAATGACCCTGACAAATTAAAAGGCTTCTATGAGAGCCACAAGGAAACCATTTGGGCCGGGTACAACAGCCGCCATTATGACCAATTCATTTTGAAGGGTATCTTGTGCGGGTTCAACCCAAAGAAAGTGAATGACTGGATCATCCTTGATGATAAACCCGGCTATCGGTTTTCAAGCCTGTTCAGGAACTTCCCCCTGATTAACTATGATGTGATGCCCAATCCGCCTATCAGCCTGAAGGCGCTGGAAGCCTTCATGGGGCATTCTATCAAGGAAACCACAGTTCCCTTCGATATTGACCGGCCTTTGACAGAAGCGGAGCTGGCGGAAACGGTCAAATATTGCCGCCATGATGTGGAAGAAACTGTGGAAGTATGGGTTCGCAATATTGCGGAATTCAACACCACAATGTTCTTTGTAAATCACTTTCATCTTGGAAGTAATTCTATTGGGAAAACCAAAGCCCAGCTTGCCGCAGAGATTTTGGGCGGGAATGGGAAGGGAAAATCTTTTGATGATGAATTTGACTTTCCAATTTTAGATTGCTTACGGTTGAAAAAATACCGTTTTGTGGCGGACTGGTACAAAAACCCCGTTAATCATGATTATGGGAAGGCGCAGGAGAATATAACCGTTGCCGGTGTTCCACATACCTTTGCTTGGGGCGGTGGGCACGGCGCTATTCCCAAATATCACGCCCACGGGATCTTCTTGGTGATTGATGTTACAGCCTATTACCCATCCTTGCAAAAGCAATTCAAAATTGGGTATCGGGTAATGGATCATCCTGAAAACTTTGAGTTCATCCATGATAGCAATATTGAATTCAAGCGCAAGGGAGATAAAAAAGCCCGTCAGCCATTCAAGATCATGGACAATGCTATTTCAGGGCAGATGAAGCAACCACAATCGGCACTTTACGACCCCATGAGCAACAACACCATTTGTATCAACGGCCAACTTCTGCTTCTGGATTTAGTTGAACACCTTGAACCCTATTGCAAACTTGTTCAGAACAACACAGATGGTATCATTGTCCAGCTTGCGGATTATGACCGGGATTTTGAAAAGATTGATGATGTGGTTTGGGAATGGGAGCAAAGAACCGGAATGAAGATGGACTTTGATACTTTCATGGGTGACATTTATCAGAAAGATGTAAACAACTATTTTTTGGTTGACCGGGAAACCGGGGCGGTTAAAGCCAAGGGCGCTTATGTAAAAAAACTGTCTGATCTGGATTATGACCTTCCTATTGTCAACCGGGCCATTAGTGAATACTTTTCCCACAAAACCACACCAGAGGAAACCATTATGGGGTGTGGAGATTTGCGAGATTTCCAAAAGGTTGTAAAAGTTTCCAGCAAATATGAATGTGCGCTTTACTCCCCTGTTATCACTATGGAGAAAATCAGGGACGAAAAAGGCCGTTCAAAAAATGTGAAAAGGTTCAGCGGCGGTGAAGTTCAAACTGATAAAACATTCCGTGTGTTCGCTTCAACTGACCGGAGCAAGGGCGGATTGTTCAAAGTGTCCGGTAAAGTGGTAAAGGGCCGCAAGAAAAACCCTGAAAAATTCGGGAACACCCCGGAACATTGCTTCATTATCAATGATGATGTGACAAATCTTCCCGTTCCCGATGAACTGGACAGACAGTATTACATTGATTTGGCGTGGAAGCGCCTAAAAGACTATGGAGTTGACCGGGAAGGGGGGGGATTTGAGCCATGCAACTATTCAGAGGATATGTCCCGACAAAAGACAAACAGTGTCTTGAAAAGTTCAAGGGAAGAAAACGGTTAAACACCCTTGAAGAAGTTCAAGACCTTGACGAATACGCCGCTATTCTTGGGGATGAAACAATCCTGATTGATGTGGATAATGCGGAAACCAGTGAACTTCTATTCCATATTGTTCAGGACTTGGGCTTGAAATGCCGGGTATATGCGACCACACGGGGCAAACACTTCTATTTCCGAAACCCTGAAGGGTATGTGGAAAAAAGCTGGACAAAACAGACCTTGGCCCTTGGTATTGAAACAGATTCCAAGGTTGGGCGGAACAACAGCTATGCCATTATGCGCTTCAATGGGGTTGATCGGGAAATCATTCAGGATTGCCCGGAAGATGAAATTCAAGACCTTCCCAAGTGGTTGACCCCGGTAAAAACCAACATGAAGTTCTTGGATATGAGAGCCGGAGACGGGCGGAACCAAGCCCTGTTCAACTACATTCTAACCCTTCAAAGCGAGGACTTCACCAAGGAAGAAGCCCGTGAAACTATCCGCATGATCAACCGGTATGTGCTGGAAGATCCCCTTTCTGACCGGGAACTTGAAACAATCCTTCGGGATGATGCCTTCAAAAAGCCTATCTTCTTCAAGGATAAAACATTTCTGTTTGATAAGTTTGCGGTTTACCTGAAGAATAACAACCATATTGTGAAAATCAATAACCAGCTTCACATTTACCGGGATGGCATTTATGTTCCGGGCGCTATGGAAATTGAAGCGCAAATGATCAAGCATATCCCAAACCTAAAACGGGCGCACCGGTCAGAGGTTTTAGCTTATCTGGAAGTAATGTTTCAGACCGAGGGAGAAACCAGAGCCACCAACCCTAATATCATTGCCTTCAGCAATGGCCTTTACAATATCCGGGATGGTTCTTTCATGGACTTTACCCCGGAAATTGTGATTACCAATAAAATTCCGTGGCCCTACAACCCCGCTGCCCACAATGACCTTTTGGACTATACATTAAACCGGCTGGCTTGTAATGATCCTGAAGTCCGGGCCTTGTTGGAAGAAATGGTGGGCTATTGTCTGTACCGGCGCAATGAACTTGGCAAAGCCTTCATTCTGATTGGCGATAAGAGCAACGGCAAATCCACCTTCCTTCATGTGGTCAAAAATATGTTGGGGGATAAGAATATTGCTTCCCTTGACCTGAAAGAACTTGGGGACAGGTTCAAAACCGCTGAACTGTTCGGAAAGCTGGCGAACATTGGTGATGATATTGGGGATGAATTTATTGCCAATGCGTCTGTATTCCGCAAACTGGTAACAGGCGAACGGGTGAATGTGGAGCGGAAGGGCCAAGATCCCTTTGAATTCAATAATTATTCCAAGTTCCTGTTTAGTGCTAATGTGATCCCCCGCATGAAGGATAAGACCGGAGCCGTTCAAAGGCGCTTGGTGATTGTTCCCTTTGATGCCAAGTTTACCCCCAATGATGCAGATTTCCGCCCATTTATTAAAGATGAGTTGTGTGAACAAAGTTCAATGGAATATCTGATCCAGTTGGGCTTGAATGCCCTGAAGCGTGTTCTGACCAATGCCGCCTTTACCACTTCCAGCCGGGTTCAGGGGCAACTTGACGAGTACGAACAGAACAACAACCCCATTATTGGCTTCATTCAGGAAATCGGACTGGATGGGATCATCAATGAAGCCACTGATACAGTTTATCGGAGATATAAAGAATATTGCATTTCAAACAATTTCCAAGCCCTATCCAAAATTGAGTTTTCCCGACAAATCTGCAAACGCTGTGGCTTAACCAGTGGAGCAAAGTATATCAAGGGAAGAAAAACAAGAATTTTCGTGGAAGAAGGTGATTTATGATGGCCGGTTCTAAAAAAGTGTTCGCCACCCTTGGGAGTTCAAACCATGTGCCTGAAGAACGGGAAGCCTTTGACTACTACGCCACCGATCCCAAAGCTGTGGAAATGCTGTTGGAACTGGAACAGTTTGCCCCGGTGATTTGGGAACCGGCCTGTGGTGAAGGCCACATTTCCAAGGTGCTTCAGGCACACGGTTATCAAGTCATTTCCACCGATCTTGTTTACCGGGGCTTTGGTGATCCTGAACCGCTGGACTTCCTGAAGGAAACTTTGGATGGATTTGAAGGCGATATAATCACCAACCCGCCATATTCAACGGGGCTTGAATTTGTTCAACGGGCGCTTGAAAGCGTCCGCCCCGGTGGGAAAGTGGCAATGTTTCTGAAGGTTCAATTTTTGGAAGGACAGAAGCGGGGGGCCTTCTTTAAGAATACCCCCCCCCGTATAGTCTACATATCCCGTTCCCGTTTGGCCTGTTATAAGAACGGAGATATGAGCGTTAAGCCCGAAAGCGCCATTGCTTATGCGTGGTATGTATGGGAAAAAGGATTTACCGGTGATCCGGTGATTAAGTGGTTCAACTGAAAGGGTGGTGGAACATGAACCATCAGTATTCAAAATTCAAAAATAAAGCTATCCCCTATGCCAAAGTTGGGCGGCGGGTATTTGGAAGCCTATTCAATGCTGAAACCTTCTGTTCTGACCACGGGCTTGATGTAAATTCAGCCATTGAATATGGGGAAATCCCGGAATTGAAGAATGAGGTTCAAGAAATAGCCAAATATCAAAAAGCGGTTCTTCGGGAAGTTCTTCATCGGTTGGAAAAGCGTTGTTCTTTCCTACATGGTGAAATAACTGGATTTTCTAATTCTTTGTCTGTTTGCCACCCGCTGGATCGGGGGTATTTGGAAGATAGACTGAAAGAAGCGATTGCCAAGAGTACAGCCACCCATGAAGCAAGGGAAATGGTGTGGACGATACTTGAGGAATTGGAAAGGTTGAGTGAATGGCATGATTAAAGATAGTGGAGAACGCACCCGGTTTGATACCGGGGCGGTTCGTGATATGCACACCGGCAAGGGCCGGATGGATTTATTGCCTTGGGAAGCCTTGGTGGAGGTTTCCAAGCATTGTGAAGAAGGGGCGCTAAAGTACAGGGAACGCAACTGTGAAAAGGGCATTCCCATTCACAGCCTGATTGATTCGGCCTTCCGCCACCTTGCCAAGTACATGATGGGCATGAAGGATGAACCCCACC